CACCACGCTGCCGCCGCTGCCGTCGCTGCGGGAGAGCCATGACTGAGCCCCGTGTCTTGTTTGAGCGTGGCACGATCGATGCGGCCGTCGATGCCGTATGTGAAACGCTCGAAAGTCATATGCCGAACTTCACAGACCTGGCGAAGCGGCAGTTCGTAAAGCGGGTGTGCAAACTTGTGATATGGCAACCACTGACTGAAGGCCAAGACCCCCCCAAGGTGAGGCCAGACGGTGGCCCCCCGCGATGTCCCGGCGAAGGCCCGCGGGGGGACTGCCGGCGCTGAGGAGGCACTCATGGGGTGTACTGGTTCCTCGCCCTGATCGCGCTGCTCGCCACCACCTGGGCGGCGCTGGGTCTCATCGGCTGGGCCGCCGTGGAGATGCTGTGATGCCGGCGAACGAGGCGGAGGTACTACGGCTGCACCGGCTGCGGCTGAGCGAAGAGCGGCGAATGATGGCGTTCACCGATCCACCGCTGTCAGGCGCGCAGTTCCAGGCAGCACTCGAAGCAATACGCTCCTACTGCGAACAGCGGCTGAGGCATTTAGGCGAAGTCTTTGTCACACAGCACGACCACGCGGCAGCTACTGGCGTCGGGCTGAAGCTTCACGACCGCACCGGGGGCTACTTTCGACACGCTGTCGTGGGGGAATCCAGCCGCGCCTTGAGCGATCCCATTGAGTTCGCTGACGCGGCTGTCGGTAAGATCCTAGCCTGGTATGGCCGCCGCCGACCTGGAGAGCCATCGCCGGAGGGTCAGGAGGAGCTTCTATAACCATGACCGACTACACCACGCTGAGCGGCGCGGAGTTCCAGCGCGAGGTCGGCGACGACCCAGAGAAGTGGGCCGAGGCGTTCGATCAGGCGGTGCGCTCGCGGGATGGCAATGCACCGAACGGCCACGATGAGCGTATTGCGTTCTGGCTGCCCTGGTTCCGGGACGCAATGGACGCCGCACGCAAGGCCAAGCCACCACCACCAACGGAGTAATCCCTATGGCAACATCAGACACCTGGCCGCCCAAGTCACCGCAGCCGCCGGTCAAGTCGGCCTCCCCTATGCCGCGCTCGACGCATGGCGCGGTCGCGAACCGGCCGTCGATCGTGCAGAAGGCCAACGCCACAGCCATCCGCGCCCCGGCCAAAGGCTATAACGACGGCGGCAAGAAGTAGCAGCGCTGCCGCGCGCCACGCGGGAATTACATGAGCGACACAGCCCTCTCGATGACCGCCAGCCGCGGCAGCCCGTGGCCCGCAGCCGTTGACTCGCTCAACGAGCGCGGCTCCGACGCGCCGCGCAACGACGACGAGCAGCACATCCGCCTCGTTCGCTGGTTCGAGGAGGCCGAACGCGCGAATATCGACACGCGCGAGCTCGCCATGCGGGACCGGGCATACGTCGACAGCGACCAATGGACCGGCCCGGAACGCGCGGCACTCAACGCCCGCAACCAGCCGGTCATCACCATCAACTACTGCCGCCGCAAGCTCGACATGCTGTGCGGGCTGGAACGCAAGGCCCGCACCGATCCAAAGGCGTTCCCACGCACGCCCGCCGAGGATGATCGCGCCGATGCGGCAACCCAGGCGCTGCGCTACATCGCCGATGACAACGACTTCCAGATGCTGCGCAGCGGCGTGTTCGAGAACATGCTGGTCGAGGGATTCGGGGGCACCGAGGTCGGCCTCAGAGACGACGGCAAGGGCGGCGCCGATGTCACGCTGACGCTGGTGCCGTGGGACCGCATCTGGACCGACCCGCACAGCCGGCAGCCAGACTTCCTCGATGCACGATACCTCGGGATCGTCATCTGGATGGATCGCGATCAGCTATACGAAATGTACCCCGACGCCGAGGACGTGATCGAAGGCTCGTTCGACGCCGACAACGCCTCGCAGTATCGCGACCGGCCGGATTACCTGCACTGGACCGACAACCAGCGCATTCGCTGCCGCGTGGTGCAGTGCCATTGGTCGGAGAACGGCGAATGGTGGAGCGCCACCTATACCAAGGCGGGATACCTGACCGAGCCGAAGCGCAGCATGTTCAAGGACCGCCACGGAAAGTCCGCGTGCAGCCTGCTGCTGCAGAGCGCCTACATCGACCAGAACAACAACCGCTACGGCATGATCCGCGACCTGATCTCGCTGCAAGACGAGATCAACAAGCGCCGCAGCAAGGCGCTGCATCTGCTCAGCGTGCACCAGGTGATTGCCGAGAAGGGCGCGGTTGAGGACGTCGACCGGGCGCGCCGCGAGGCGGCCAAGCCGGACGGCTACATCGAAGTCATGCCGGGGATGAAGTTCGATATCGAGAACGGCGGCGAGTTGGCGACCGGGCAGTTTCATCTGCTGCAGCACGCGACCCAGGAGATGCAACTCAGCGGGCCGAATGCGGCGATGTCCGGCACCGATCCGAGGGAATTGAGCGGCCGCGCCATCCTGGCCCAGCAGGCGGGCGGCGCGGTGCAGAACGAGCCTTTGGCCGACAGCCTGCGGATGTGGGCGCGGCGGGTTTACGAAATGTGCTGGATGGCGTGCCGCGAATACTGGACCGCCGGCAAGTGGGTGCGGGTGACGGACGAGCTGCAGGAGATGCGCTGGGTCGGCATCAACCGGCCGATCACGCTGCAGGACGAGCTGGCACAAATGCCGCCGCAGCAGCGCGCCATGGCCATGCAGCAGTTGCAACTGGTGCCCGGCGATCCGCGGCTCGAGCAGGTAATCCGCACCGAGAACGACATCACCGACCTCGACGTCGATATCACCGTCGAGGAAGGCCAGGACGTGCCGGCGATGCAGGCCGAGAACTTCCAGACGCTGGTGCAGTTGGCCAGCCTGCAGCCGGGGCTGATACCGGGCGACGTGCTGATCGCTGCGTCGTCGCTGCGCAACAAGGACGAGATCCTGAAACGCATGAAGGAGCACCAGCAGCAGCAGGGGCAGATGCAGCAGCAGGCGGCACAGATGGCCGGGCAGAAGGCGCAGGCGGACATCACCGGCACGCAGGCCAAGGCCGCAGCTGACTTCGCGCTGGCCAACGAGCGCCGCCACAACACGATGTCGACGGTGCACGATATGTATCAGGACTTTACCCAGCCGCCGGACAATCCGCCCGGCGTGGTGCAGCCGCCGACGCCGGAACAGATGTCACCGGACATGGCTCTGGCCAACCAGGTGGCGGATCTGGCGCAGAAGCACGCGGACATCCGCAGCACCCGGGCGAAGGCCGCGCACACGGCCGTCCAGGCGGCCCACACGGCGATCGGCGCCAACCGCCTGGCGCAGACGCCAATCCCGCAGCCACAGCCCCAGGGACCGCCCCAGGCGCCCTAGCGAGGACACCATGGCAGAGAACGAGCAGTTAGACGCCTACCTGGCAGAGGGGGCGCCCCCCGAGGCCGCGCCGGAGCCAGCCGCACCGGAACCCGCACGGGAAGGCGGCGCCAAGCCCGCGCCCGAGGCAAAGGCGCCCGCAGCCAAGGAGCCGGAGCCGGAGCCGGAGGAAGACGTTGCACCGCTCAGTGGCAGCGACAACCGCACCGTGCCATTCAGCGCGCTCGAGAAGGTGCGCAACGACTGGAAGTCGAAGGCCGCCGCCGCCCAGGCACAGGCCGAGGAACTCCGTCGCCAACTCGAGGAGGTCAGACGCGCCCCGCAGGCGCCGCCGCCCGCACCCGCGCCGATGCTGCCAGCACAGCCGCCGCCAGATCCCGCCACCGATCCGCACGGCTGGGCGCGGTACCAGGAGTACAGGCAGCAGCAGATGCTGCTCAACGAGCGGCTGAACAACTCGGAGGAGCGGCTGCGCGATAAGATCGGCGATACCGCACTCGACGAGTATGTCACCGAGTTCAAGCAGATGGCCGAGCGCGATCAATCGCTGTTTCCCAAGCTCTATAACCAGAAGCACCCCTACGGATGGCTGCAGCGCGAGGTGGAGCGCCAGCGGGTGCTGCGCGATGTCGGCGACGATCCCACCGCATATGAGCAGAAGCTGCGGGCCAAGTGGGAGGCCGAGACGGCGCAGCAGCCACAGCCGCAGCCAGGCAACGGCGCCGCTCGTGTCTCGCCGGCCGCCAACCTGCCGCCGTCGCTGGCCAACGCACGCAGCGTCGCCGGACGCACCACGACGACGTTTACCGGGCCGCCGTCGCTCGACGATATCCTTCGCAGCAGGCCGGCCTCAGCCGGCGGTGCGCGCCGCCAGTAGATCCACGAGCTGTTGCCAGAGCAGTGAGTGGGTAACCCCGCCGCCGGGGGGCTTTCCGGGCGTTGAGCTGCCGCCGAGCTCTCCAAATCGGGCGTCTCCTGCCGCCGAGGTCAAGGGCGTTGCCGAAACGAAACTATCAGCA